CGCCTCCTTTCCAATGTCGAACAGTCGATGGATCAGTCTGTCACAAACGGGCTGGTGGCTGCTGGTGTATGGAACGGCGGCCCGATCGGGCAGCTGGATTCCGGCGATACGCTGACAAAAGGCTATTACGTCTACGCGCAGCCGATTTCCGAGCAGGCGCAGGCAGACCGCGAAGCCCGTAAGGCACCGGTTATTCAGGTGGCCTGTAAGCTGGCGGGTGCGGTCCATTTCGCTGATGTTCAGATCAACGTCGTTCGCTAAGGAGAACATGAATGGCTACTTATTCTTTTATGGACGTCACGGCGTCCCTCTCCGGCCCGACCGGCGAGATTGATCTGGGCTACGGTTCCGCCAGTTCAGAGGAGGGGATCACCGTTGCAATGGGCGGCCCCAAAAATACCATGACCATCGGCGCTGACGGCGAAGTGATGCACAGCCTGCACGCGGATAAAAGCGGCACGGTAACCGTCAACCTGCTGAAGACCTCGCCGACAAACAAAAAGCTGTCGCTGGCGTACAACGCGCAGAGTCAGTCCTCAGGTACCTGGGGAAACAACGTCATTGTGATCCGCAACAAGGTGAGCGGAGACATCATCACGGCGCGCAGCGTGGCGTTCCAGAAACAGCCGGATAACGCCAACGCTAAGGCCGGTAATACGATGCCCTGGGTGTTTGACTGCGGCAAAATCGACCAGGTTCTCGGAGAGTTTTAACAGATGGAATGCTCAATCAAAGGCCACGATTACCGCGTGGCAAAACTCAGCGTTTTTGACCAGCTGAAAGTGACCCGCAAACTGCTGCCGGTGCTGGCGGGCATGATGTCAGATTTCGGGAGCATTCGCTCCCTTCTGCCTGCTGATGGAAAAATCGACACCGTGAAATTCGAACAGCTGAAACCGGTGTTTGAAACCCTGCTCCCGCGCATCGCTGAGGAACTGTCTTCCCTGACTGAAGAAGATACCAACGCGATTATTCATCCGTGCCTGGCCGTGGTATCACGTAAGCACATGGACGGATGGACGCCGGTATTCAACAGCGGTCAGCTGATGTTCGATGATATCGATCTGCTGACCATGCTGCAGCTGGTGGCGCGGGTGGTCGCCGATTCACTGGGAAATTTTTTGCCCGTGAGCCCTACCAGCGCGACGCCGGGCCAGCCTCAGGGTTAACCCTCAACAGCCTGCCTGACGGGCTGTCTTATCTCCTTGACCCGGTTGACGCCGGGTTAATCCCTTATTACGCGCTGAAGGATGGATCAGTCGATCTGTGCGATATCGCGCTGATGAATGACCACCTGGCCGTTAAGGCAGACAACCAGCGCCGTATTGAGAAATGGAGAGAGGATAATGAACGCTGAGACTATTAAAGATTTCCTCGTCTCGCTCGGATTCGATATCGATGAAGCGGGCGCGTCAAAGTTCGACTCTGTTCTCGCCGGTACGACCGCAAACGCCATCAAAATGGGGCTGGCCGTCGAAGGTGCCGCGCTTACCGTGGTGGCCTTCACGGCTAAGATCGCCTCGGGGCTGGATAATCTCTACTGGGCGTCACAGCGCACCGGCGCGACGGTTCAGGGGATTCAGTCTATTGGCTATGCGGTTTCGCAGGTGGGCGGCAGCGTTGACGCGGCGCGAACCTCTCTGGAAAGCCTCTCCCGGTTTGTTCGTAACAATCCCGGCGCGGAAGGCTTCCTGAATCGCCTGGGCGTACAGACCCGTGACGCCAGCGGCAACATGCGCGACATGGCCGCTATCTTTACGGGTGTCGGTCAGAAGCTCAGCAGCATGCCGTATTACCGGGCTAACCAGTATGCGCAGATGCTGGGCATTGACGAAAATACCCTGATGGCAATGCGCCGGGGTGTGGGCGGTTTCTCCGGGCAGTACAGTGCAATGGCGAAAGCTATCGGCTTCAATGCTGACGAGGCGGCCAGAAGCTCCAACAAATTCATGACCTCCCTGCGCGAGTTCGGCGCGATGGCAGGCATGGCCCGTGACAAAATCGGCTCTAATCTTGCTGGTGGCCTTGCGGGTTCGCTGGACACGCTGCGCCGCCACATCCTGGATAACTTCCCGCGCATCGAGCAAACCCTGACGAAAGCCATAAAAGGCATTCTGGCGCTCGGGGACATTATCGGGCGGCTGTTCTTCAGACTTATTGAGGGGACATCCAGCCTTATCACCTGGTGGCAATCGCTGGATAAGCAAACGCGGGAGCTCATCTCGCTGTTTGGCGCGCTGACGATTGCGCTGCGCATTCTGAACAGTACGTTCTGGATGTCGCCGATTGGCCTCATTACCGCGCTGGCGGCGGGGATTGCCCTTCTGTGGGAGGACTATCAGACCTGGAAGGAAGGCGGGGACAGCCTGATTGACTGGGGCAAGTGGAAGCCGGAAGTCGACGCCGCGCTGAAAATGGTTCGTGACCTTAAAACGACCGTTAACGACCTGGCGAAAGCGCTGGCGAAGCTGCTCAATATTGACCCCAAATCATGGTCCCTGAAGTGGGATTTCAGCAACTTCATCGACCAGATGGGCGAGTTCAGCAAAATGCTGAATATGATCGCCGACCTGCTCAACGCCATTAAAGATGGCCGCTGGGCTGATGCCGCCAGCATCGGCAAACAGATGCTCAATCAGGGCAGCGAAAATCCGTCAGCGATGCCAATGGTAACTGACAGCGCCAACGGTACCGCCGACTGGATTAAAGAGCACTGGGGATTCGATCCTCGCAGCGTGGGCCGAACGGTGCGCGGCTGGTTTGGTGATGATGAACCTGAACAGCTCGGCCAGTCAGTCAAGCGGCCACAGCCAACCAAAGCAGGCTCTGAACTGCTGGGATGGATGCAGCCGATGCTTACCAACCTGGAACAGCTCTACCGGCTTCCGGAAGGTTTGCTGCGCAGTGTGGCCATCACGGAATCGGGCGGTAATCAGTTCGCCGTTTCAGGCGCTGGCGCTAAAGGTCTGTTTCAGTTTATGGACGGCACGGCGCGCGACATGGGGCTGCGCGGGAATGATGTTTTCGACGCGGAGAAGGCCGCGCAGGCAGCCGCTAAGTATCTCTCACAGCTGCTGCAGGCGAACGGCGGTGACCTGAGCAAGGCGCTGGCCTCTTATAACTGGGGGATCGGGAACGTGCAGAAGCACGGGATGGCCCTTATGCCTCAGGAAACCCGCAACTACATTCCGAAGGTGTTAAGCAACATGCCCGCGCCCGGGGCTCAGGTACAGCAACAGAACACCTATCACATCTACGGTGGTGGTGACCCGCGTTCTGTCGGTACCGAGGTCGAGCGTCGGCAGCAGTCGGCAAACGCCCAGGTCATGCGCGGTAATCAAACGAAGGTGGGCTAATGGATATTCTCTCTACGCTCTTTCAGCAGCAGAGCCGGAAAATAGGGATGATTGTCCCCAGTGTGGTTGTTTCTGAGAAGCATACCGACACGCTGGAGATAACAGAGCACCCTGTCGAGGTCGGGGCCGCCATCGCCGACCATGCCTACAAAAAACCGTCTGAAGTGGTGATGGAGGTCGGTTTCGCTGGTGGCGGATCGTTGCTGGATTTTGCCAGTAACCTGACGGCTACCAGCCTGCTCGGTCTGAGCCCCCAGCAGACATATCAGGAGATACTCGACCTGCAGGCGAGCCGTATCCCTTTCGATGTGGTAACCGGCAAACGGCTGTACAGCAACATGCTAATCCGCGCGCTGGAAGTGACGACAGACAAGACAACCGAAAACGTCCTGTCTGCCGTCCTCACCCTGAGGGAGGTTCTTATCTCGCAGACTCAGCAGATCACCGTCGCGGATAAAACAAACATGAAGGACGGGGCCAGCACGTCGGCGGTACTGAATACCGGCAACAAAACCACAAAGCCGCCAAATACCTCGCTGCTGAAAAGCATCACGGGTAACGCGGCGTCATTACTGGGGCTCGGCTAATGGCAATTCAGGAAATCCCGCTGACAGCGGATAACCAGCAATTCAGCATCATCCTGGCGGGGACCACTTGGCGGATTAGCATCACCTGGCGCGATCTGTACTGGATTTTGGACCTGCAGAACGACAGAGGGGAGCCGGTAATCTCCGGTATTCCTCTCGTCACAGGTGCTGACCTGCTGGCGCAGTATGCCTATATGGGGATCGGCTTTAAGCTGGTGGTGGTCTGTGACGACAGCACACAGGATTATCCGACGAAAACCGACCTGGGCGGCCGCAGTCATTTACTGGTATCAACGGAGTAAGTATGTCACAGAACTGGATGAGACATTTCGAGCTGCAGCTCGTGGACGAGAACGGGCAGGGTATTGAGCTCAGCGATTTTAAAGTGACCTTTACGATCGACTGGTTCAACATCAGCAGCGCGTCGCGGGTGGGTACGTTCAAAATCTACAACCTGTCAGCTGATACGGTAAATCGCATCACCGGGCAGGAATTTTCGAAAGTGCGGCTGATTGCCGGTTACGATGGTATCGCACCGGAGGTATCGGCCAGCGACGTCGGGACCGTGCGGGAAGTCGACGCGGCGGACGTGGGCCAGAGTGACGGCCGCAACTACGGGCTTATTTTCAGCGGCGAAATTCGCTACTCGGTCACAGGAAAAGACAGCCCCATTGATTCCTACGTCCTGATTCAGGCAGCCGATACGGATCTGGCTTTTGCCACCAGCATAACCTCGCAGACGCTGGCAGCCGGTTACACGGTCGCAGACGTGAACCGCGCGCTGATGAAAGACTTCGAGGCCAAAGGCGCGACCGAAGGTCTGACGCCTGAAATGCCTGCTACCGTCTTCCCCCGGGGCCGGGTGCTGTTCGGCATGACACGGGATCTTATGGATAACGTGGCCGGACAATGTGGCGCAACATGGCAGTTCGTTGACGGGCAGCGCCAGATGGTGGCGAATAACGAGTATGTTCATGACGCGATTGTGCTCAACAGCGCAACCGGGCTGATCGGCATGCCGCAGCAGACCATCGGCAACGGCGTAAACGTCCGCGCGCTGATTAACCCGAACATCCGGGTTAACGGGCTTATTCAGCTGGATCAGGCTTCCGTGTATCGCACCGCGCTGTCGAACAATGATATCGCGATGGCTGGTGGGCAGATCACCGACCAGAACACGGACGGAAATATCACGCTCAGCGGCACCACGGCGCAGCCTGCCAGCATCGCAACGGATGGCGTTTATATTGTGCGCGGGATTATGTACACTGGCGACACAAGGGGCCAGGCGTGGTACATGGATATGATGTGCGAAGCGCGTGGCGCGGCGGATTTACTCTCGTCCTCAGCGCAGCAAAGGATATATTCATGAAGCGTATGAAGTTATTTCTGACAATTTCGTTACTGTTCTCCTGCTCTGCGGCTTTCGCTGATTTACAATGCGGCGGATACCGACTTCATGCAGCTGATAACGGCTGGACGAAAATCAACGGCGAGCAAGTTACATCTCAAAAAATCAAGTTTCTCGGTAAGAAAGACGATTGGGATAACGTTAAAACGGATATGGGGCTGATGCCTGCACGTGACGGTAATAATTACGGTTTCGAATTTGTGAAGCGTGAGGGGAAATCGTTCCTCAATGTCCAATTGCTTCAAAATAGCATGAATGCTCCCAAGATAATTGGCTCCTACCCATGTTCACAAATCAAGGGTGAGTGACCAATTATGAAAAAAGTTATTGTCGCTCTATTTTTGTGCTCTGTTCCTTTTGCTGCTATTTCAGCTGTTAAAAACATAACGTTTAGTGATAGCGAAAAAGTCATGCTTAAGAATCTTTTTAAATATGACCTTCAACAATTCATCCATTCTGACGCCCATATGTTTTCTTATGAAACGGTGATTGTTTCCGCTGAAAAGATTGCAGAGGATTATGATGCAAATGAAGCGAGGGGTGACAGAGACTATAAGGGTAAACCCATTGTCGTTTCTGGAACTGTCGAAAAAATTAGATCCACCATGGGCGATGTTCCAGCAGTAGAGCTAAAAACTAATGTGGGGATTAAGGGCGTTTCTTTATACTTCACTAAAGAAAACGAGAAGCTTGCGATTGATTTGAATAAGGGCGATAAAGTCAGTTACGCCTGTATAGGTGATGGCTCAGTATTAGGTGACCCTGTTCTTCGTGGTTGTCTGCCAACAGATGAATATGTAAATACCGCATCTGACGTTATGTATAAAGATTCAATGGCGATGCTGAAGGATATTAAAGACCCTAAATCAGACGCTAACACTTTTCTTTTATTTACTAAAATGATTACAAGATTAACTGATGATTATAAATTGTGCGCAGCCACTGATGCGAAATGTATCGTTAATATAATTGATACAACACCTATGGAAAAACGAAAGGCTATGGCTAGGGAAATGTCCAAAGAACTTGGTGTCAATGTCAGCGTAAAATAGCCGTCATACCTTCGACCTCATAACCCGCCACCCGGCGGGTTTTTTGCTTTCTGGAGCCTACGAAATGGCAGTATCTGACCAGACCCGAAGCGGCGATCTTGCCGAAACATTCAAATCTGAGCGGGAAACCACAAAAAACCAGATCCGCGTCGCTTTGCCTGGCATCGTTCAGTCATTCGATCCTGAAGCAGTTACGGCGATTGTGCAGCCTGCTATCCGTTCTGTTGAAACCGATAACGACGGCAACCGCGTTACCAAAAATTACCCGCTGCTGGTGGATGTGCCGGTGGTATTTCCGCGCGGCGGGGGATGCACGCTGACGTTCCCGATTAAAGCCGGTGATGAATGCCTGGTGATTATCGCCGATCGCTGCATCGATTTCTGGTGGCAGAACGGCGGGGTGCAGGAGCCTGTCGACGACCGGGTTCATGATTTATCGGATGCGTTCTGTATCGTCGGGCCGCAGTCTCAGGCGCAGAAAATAAGCGGAATAAGCACGGGGTCCGCTCAGCTGCGCAGCGACGACGGAAGCACGTTCTTTGAGCTCAACCCCACTACGCAGAAAATTAAAAT